CTATAACTTGAACCAGTGTATAAAGCTTTTCCGTCTTTTAATACTGCAACAAGTCTTCCTTTTGTAAGACCTACATATACTCTACCACTACTATAATAACCTTGTCTTACTTTACTTGGTAGATATTCTACATTTTTACCAGCAACTGCAATAACTAAACCTTTTTTCTTTGGTGTTCTTAATTTTTCAATGTGATAATCTTCTATTTTATCCCACTCAACTCCGTATCTTTTTGCTGTTTGTGAAAAGAAGTCTCTATTTAAACCACCATATCCACTTGCTAAATTTCTTAAAACATCACTTTTAAATGCTTCAGTCAACATCATTGATTTTTTAACATTGTGAATTTCTTCTTTGATTATTTGTCTTAATTGTGATTTAGTTATTTTCATATTATTTCTCTGTAATGATATCGTGTATTAATTGTTCTGTTCTGCACCAAATACCACAATCTGGTCTTTGTTCGTATTGTTGAGTTTTATCAACTGATTCGTTCATTGGTGATAAAAATGCTCCGTGAGTTGAAGGATTTGATACAAAGTCAAATGCAATTAACTCAAAGTCTGGTTGAACTTCTTGAGCTCCACCTTCACCGATTGTTTCTACTGAACCTAATCCTCTTGAACTAATACCTAGTTTGATACCTGATTTAAATAATTCTTTTAAAATGTTTCCACTTGGTGTTCCCAATACTTCTACGGTACCGACTAAATCATTTCCGTTAAAATGCATTTCTAATACATTGTGTGATGCATTCTGTAAGTTTACTACTGATGAATCTGGGTGGTCTAATTCACCAAGTGCTCTTTTTTGTTGAATAAAGTTTTCTGTGTATTTTTTAGCTTCTCTCATCAACAAGTTTTTTGGATATACTCTACCATTTTGATTTTTAGCGTCAGCTCTTTGTAATACACCTTTAACAATTAACTTTCCGTCATTTGTTGACATAGACTCAGTTATTTGTTGTGGTGTAATCTCAAATGGAATATAATCTACTATTAATTGTTTCATTATTTTACCTTTTTCTTTAGTCCTAATGCATCTCTCATAAATTTTGTTACATTAGCACGATATTGTTTCTTTAATTCTTTTGATAATGGTTTGTTTGTTTTATCTTTGGAAACTTTTCCTTGTAAAACATCATCAAACTTATACATTTTTTCACGAAAAGTAGCTTCTGCTTTTTTCAATCTTTCAATAGCTTTAGAAGCTCTGGCTTTATCTGATATATCTTCTGATAAAGACATTTCCATAAGTTCTATAATTGTCTTTAATTCAGACAATTTCATTATCGTAAATTACCTACTCTACTGGCTAATCTTACTAATCTTTCTGAAATACTACTTAATGCTTTATGTGTAGTTTTCCAATAATCTTTTGAATCTACTTTTAATTCATTTTTTAATCTTTGATTCATTTTAATTGTTTTGTCTAATTCATTTAAAGAATTTTTAACTTCACGAATACTTCTACCGATTTTTTGTTTTGGTGTTAAAGATTCGTCATTTCTCCAATCGTGATAACGACCTTCACCTAACATTTGTTTGTTTTTTAAAGTTTCTACAAGATTTGTTATTTCTTCTATAGCGAATAGAATAGATTTATAATAAACATTATATTTTCTATCTTTAAGTGTTTTATCACCAATATTATAAATCTTCGTATAATCTTGTTGAAGTTTCTTTAACCCTTTTTTAATATTTTGTAATGCACTAATTTCTTTATCAGTAACTTCGTTTACCTTTGTAAATCCTGTTGAAGTTGTTGCTATTGAATCTTCTTTGTCTTTATCTTGTTTTCTTTTTTTCTTTGATTGAAAAGCGTAAGGTGTTTTTGGTGGCCCCTCTCCTCCGTCTAAATTACCAGTCATTGAGGCTTCACCGATTTGTTCTTTTTTCCAACCACCACCGGCCGCTTTGTATTTTTTTGCTGCCCAAGCATTAGCATAAGCACTTGGATACACATCAAACTTCTTTTTAGCTTGTGATTTGTAATAAGACCATTTGGAAGGATTGGTTGGTGTGTTTTTTTCAAAAAATAAGTTAAGTTTTTCTTCTACACTTTCTAATGGTGCTAAACCTCTTTTTTTTCTTTTTTTAGCTTGAGTGCTTGCATATTCATTTGTAGAAACTTCTTCTTCTACCATTTCAATGATAAGTTTTTTTAGATTATTTAACGCTTGTGACATTTTTCAATTCCTTTATAAGTTCATAGTATCTCATTAAAGAAATAACTTGATTATCTTTAACGACTGACTTAGTTGTAAAGTTTTTAGCTTGATTAATAGCTTCAGTTAATTTAATTTTTACCACTTTATCATTTACTTTTCTGGATAGTGATTTTAACTCGTTTACAACCTTTGTGATTTCTTCATTTATGAACTTACCAAAAGAATTAGAATTAGATATATTGTTAATGTATTCTCTTAGAAGTGATTTTTGTGATTCTGATAAATTGGTATATTTTTTGTTGAATTTATCAACCAAAATTTGATATGATAATAATTGAGTATCTCTTTCTTCTTTTCTCAATGTTTCCACCAATGAACTTGGTTTTTGTTTTTTTGGTCTAGAAGTGATACTTTCTAAAATAGTGTATTTTGTATCAATAATTTGTTTTGGATTAAAATCTATTTTTGTTGTTTCTACTAAAAACAATTTGTAAATAGACGCTAATGTTTTGTAATTAGATACTCTTGTGTTAAAGAAATCTTTAGCTGAAAAAGTTTCTGATATTTCTTTAATTAAATTGTATTTTTCTACTTTTAATTCTTTATTACTAATTCTTTGTCTTGTTTTGATAACAGCTTCTAGTAATTTTTCTGCTCTTGCTTCTTCTTGATAAGAATTGGTTAAAAGAATATCATATAGTTCTTTCTCTTTACCTAATGCAGTGTTTTCATTAAAGTATTTTTTTAATAAATTAACTGATTTTGATTTTTTATTATTTAAAATGTCAGCTGTTACCTGTCTTGTCAAAATTTCAAATAATAAACCTGTATTCTTTATCTTAGAATGTTTTATTTTTTGGGACATATTTATTCCTTAACTCCTTTTTTATAAACACCAATCCTTATTGATATACTCTATCAATTATAAATATAATGTAAGTAAATAATTAATCAATTTAATTGTCATTTAAAGATGAAGAAACTTCATTTTTATACTCAGTATCAACATCTTCAGCTTCATTGATTATTTTCTTATCAATTTTTGATTTCAATTTCTCTAAACCCAATGATTCTCTATAAGCTTTGCCGTATCTTGGACTAGAACTATGAAGTTTTTTTCTTTCGTGATTACCTAATGGGTCTCGACCTCTTGCACTTCCGTCTTTTCCGTAATGTGGCATCTCTTTAGGTCTTCCAGCACCTTCCCAACCGCCTTCAGGAGAACCACCTTCTTCACCGATTTCTTCTTCACCGGTTCTACTCATATAATCATCTTCCGCGTCTTCTTGTTCTTGTTCAGCCGCTTCTTTAGGGTCTTGACCTTCATTTTTAATTGACTCTAATCTAAATTCTGTTTTTTTATCTTCAACTAATTGTTCTTCAAATTCTTTTATTTCTTCATCTGAAAATCCAAAAATTTGTTTATACGACCAAGATTTTGGTGTAACTGAATTTTCTGACAAGTCGTTGAATGTTTGAATTCGTTGTCCTAACAATTCTAACTTTTCTTGTTCATAGATTTTAGATGGATTTGTCAATTCTAAATCAAAGTTTACTAAGTCTTGGTCTGTATATCCTTGTGAATATAAATGAACAATACCAATCTTAGTTAATTCACTAACCATAATTCTTTGTATTCTTTCTACGGTTCTAGCAAATCTAACATCTTCTGCCGCTAGTGTTGCTTTTGATTCACCAGCTTTCTCAGCATATCCATAATAAGGCTGTGGTATTTTCAATGATGCTAATAATTTGTTTCTTAAATATTCAATATCGTCTGTTGTTTGATATTCTAAACCACTAAGGTTTTCTATTCTTGTTCCACTATCTCCACCACGAACAGGTAAGAAAAAGTCTTCTGTGATATTTTGAATATTATATTTTAAATTGTATTGTCCGTTTTCGTCAATAACCGGAGCTTTCTTCATTTTACCAACTATTTTTTGCATATATTGGTCAACTTCTGCTGGTGGAATATTACCTATGTCAATGTTGAATATTCTTTTTTCTGGTGCTCTCATAATTCTATGAATTAACATAGCATCTTCCATAAGTGATAATTGTTTCCATACTTTTCTACCACCCTCTAACATTGAACGACCATAAGGTAAGAAGTTTGAATCGGAAATCATTCTAAAGTGAGCTATTTCATAGTTTTCAAACTCTGTTTTTGCTCCTTGTTGTGTTTGTCTTACATCTCCACTTTCCAATACAAACTTCGTATAATAAGGATTTTCTGGGTCTTCACCCTCTACTCTTTGAACATCATAACTTGATAATGGTTCTACATTTGTAATACCATATTTTTCATTAATATCTAATTTTAAAAAGAAGTCTCCGTATTTACACAAGTTTCTTGTCCACGGGTATAAATTAAACTCAATGTTTAAAATATCATAATATAAATTATGTAGAATATCGTGTATTTGATTGTTATCTGATTTGATAGTTAATATTTTTCCGTATTCTGATTTTAAAGTTGTTTCGTCTGCGTAGATATCAAGAGCTGATGAAATCAACGGGTCTGAATCCATTGCTTCATAATCTCTAAACAATCCCATACGCATTGTTTTTTGATACAAAGATTGATTGTATCCACTCATTCCACTAGGACTTTTGTATAGACGAGAAAATCTATCAACTAAATCCTTACCAGCAATACTTTGAACTTGTGCTGTATCTGCTATTTTTAATTGTCTACCACCAACATTTCTCACAATTACATTTGTTGAGAATAGTCTTTGTAATCTACTAAATATATCTCTTTCGGCCATTTTTTACCTCTACTTTATTAACCAAGTTAAATCTTCTTTTTCCCCTTTAACATCCATTTCCCAAGAATCATTTTTCTGAACCTCAGAAGTATAAATTCCTGAATTTTGTCCGATACCTTGTATAGCTCGTTTAGAAAGTTCTATACCTTCTGCTCTTAATCTTAACGCAGTATCACGAACCCAAAGGGCTATTGCGAAAGACATTACCAAATCATCATTATATCCGGTCATTGCTTCCGCTCTGTTTCCATTATAAATAAATACAAACAACTCATCAATTAGTCTTTGAGAATGAACCACAACT